ATAGCAACTTCTCTATCTACGCATTGCTGAGCAACCGACAAAGCATTAAACCACATGGGTTCAGTAACTGAGTTTTGGTTTTGATATTGATATAGTAGTTGAGCGCAACCTTCGCCCTTGGCACTACGAACCATAATCTTGCTAAACCTAGATGCAGTATTAGAGGCCATAGCTTTTTGTAGCTCGCTTAGCTCTTTACGACTAGAAGTATTAAATGATTCTGCTCTAACACCCAATGTATTTTTAAATGTTTCGTACTCAACATCAGATGCGTCACTTATTACTTCTACTTGCTTAGGTGGATTATCTTTAAAGTTAAGGGTCCCGGGCACTCTAAGCACACGAGCCACTTCGAACACGCTTGCATCGACATATAGATTATGTATTACAGATAACTCATTGAGACGGTCAGCTACAGGTTGCCATTTCTCCTGAGTAATAGGAGAAGCCAAAGGCCAGTATGCATGTATACCTCTACCTGAACTAACTAGTAGTGGTTTAGGTAATCCGATTGTTTTGCAAAAGTGTTGCAGTGCAATAAGTCCTGTCCTTTGATCTATGTAGCCATCCGGTCTACCAGTCTTAGGATTAATTTCTGCTTTAGACTCCCCACAATCTAAGTCTACCCAAAATGCTTTTAAGTTCTTTACATTTTCCTTCTTGCGGAATTCTTTTTCTTTGTATTCAGCATACTTAGCAACGCCAAAATATACATCCCACTTTTTATTAAGATAGTCTTCTACAAGAGCATTGAACTCAGGTCTTGTCTCTATAATCTTTTGGTCAGCGTATTTTCCATTCCTTAACCCTAGCACTACAAACCACCCATCAGGTGATTGCACTCTATTTAATAGGTCAATATTTGTCATACGTATCTCTGTTAGGGTAAAAAAAGGGGGAGTTATCCCCCTTAACCTTGCGGTACTTTTTTATTACTTGCGTTTAAAACTGTTGATTAGCCGTGCTATTTCTTTTGCATGAGATTCGTGTGGGTCATGCGCACCAGTAAACCAATTGTACACAGTCTGCCTACTCACCCCTAGCTTTGAAGCTATGGATACTACAGGGATACCTAGACCAATGCACGCTTTGCCTAATGTAACTCCAAGGCGGGTTTTGTCCGCCTCTTTGTTTAGCTGAACAGTTCTAAAGCTGTAGCCAATGCTCATTTTTAGTTGTCGCTCCAAGCATTAACTACGTCTGCAAAATTAGCTTTAGGTGCGGTAGGTGACGCATCAGCTTTCTTAGCACGTTTAACAACAGGTTCTTCAATTGGGTCTTCCGGTTCTTCAGCAACTACTGGCTTTAGTCTTGGGAGATTACTGCTAGGCAACTTAGCAACACCGTCTTGCTGGGCTACAGTTAATTGAATAACTCGTTTGCAATCGGGAGATTGTTGTGCAACTTCTACAACATCAATCTCTTCTTCAGTTAAGTGACGCACAGGTGTGAATTTCAAAACATCAGCTGTCTCGTTCTCATCAAAACTAATCTGAGTAACGATACGGTCAATGCTCTCACCGTTAGCTGGCAAAAACTTAATGTAGCTTTCAAACGGATGAGTATTACCTACACCCTTACCAAACAGAGATTTAGCAGGGATACTAAATTGGTATATATCACCACTCATATCGTTCTCAAGCACTACTGCTATACGGCGATTAAAGCGACATGCACGACCTTTGCCATTATTACCTGAGCCCTCTATGTTTTGTGGACATGTGGCGCAGGAGACACCTTGTGGGTTACTAGCCTTGGCATCGGGTACATCACCTAAGTTAGACCAACAGTCAGGCAGAGTTGGTGCCGCATCAGGGTCATACGAAGACGCATAAAATTGACGAGATACTTTTGGTAACGCATTAATGATAATAGCGTTTAGGAATCCATCCTTAACTCTACCAGCTTCTTTGCCATTAACAATCCTTCGGAATACTCCCTTAGCCATAGTAATACGACGGGTTGTGGACCCACCACCACTATCTGCTAAAGCTTTAGACAACTCACTAACTTCACGACCAGCTACAGCCGTTGACTGCTGTTTAAAAATTGATAGATTACTCATTCCTTGCTCCTTCTAACGACCACGGTGTATTTGCTGTCTGCTTGTAAACCAGCAGGTAACAGTTCGGGATTCTCTTCGAGAAACTGCTTGAGGTTAGTTTGATGTATCCTCTTCTCGAGCAGGGGGTATGCATCATGTTCTTGTATGAACTGATACATAGAATCCCAATCAGTCGTCCAGTACCGTGTATCAACTTTACGAATGATTGTCCCTGCGGGGGTTCTAATACTATCGGCATTATTCTCTCGACAAACATCGAGCATTTTTTCTGCCAATAAGTCTTGTTGCGCTTTTAGCTCAGAGTCCTGTACTTCAAACACTTCCTTCATTTCTGCTCGCTTGTCCCGTATTTTTATATAAATCTCGGCAAGCTTATCTGTTCCAACATTTTCCATCTTAGCTCCTTCTCAATGAACTTCTACTATACCACATCTTTTGACATTGTCAAACTATATTTTCAATTTCTTGTCTATATAAGTCAATTATTTTTGTGTGGTTGGTTATGTTACCTTGCAACATCTTATACAACTTTGCTTCTACTTCACTTCCTGTTATATGTACTATAGTCATAGGATTCTTTTGTCCCGGACGGTCAATGCGTGCGTTAGCTTGTAAGTATGTTTCTACGCTAGTTACAGGAGCATACCAAATAATTACATTTGCGGCTGTTAGTGTTAACCCGTGGGAAGCGGCTTGTGGTTGTATTACTAATACTCTAGTAGTATCTTGTTCTTGAAAGCGGTTAATAATATCATGCCTTTTATTTATAGACACTTGCCCATTAATAATTTCAGCTACAATTCCACTTTTAGTTAGGTAGTCATGTAGTAAATGTATAGTATGTGTAAAGGGGACAAACACTAAAACTTTGTGTGATGCTTCTTCAATAACTTCTTTAATAACTTGTAGTCGGTTGGATACATCAAACTGTATAACTTCCCTAGTATCGGTATAGACCGCACCGCCTGATATTTGCAATAGCTTATTAATATTAGTGGCTGCATTTACAGAAGTTACATGCTCTCCTGCTGCTGACATAGTCATAAGTTTCTTAAGGGTCCGATAGTATTTAACCTGTTGTGCAGTTAAAGGCGCATCCCGTTCTACAAAAGTTACATCAGGCAAATCTAAGCATTGATCTTTCTCAAACCTTATAGCTGGTTGTAATACTGTATGCACAATCTGCTGTGCTTGGGGTTTAGGTAGCCAACGGTAAGTGCCAACTTTATACATAACTTGGTCACGGAACTGACCGTAGAATTTAGGAGTATTGTCGGGATTAATAATCTTAGCTAAGCCATATGCGTCTACTGGGGACTGAGCCGCAGGAGTACCCGTTAGCATCCAAACACCCTTAACCGTTTTAGCAATATCTCTAAGTGTTTTCCATCTAGTAGTCTGCGCATTCTTATATGCACTAGCCTCGTCTACTACAATCAAATCAAAGCCACCGTTTATTATGTCTTCTTTAATAATATCTACACCATCAAAGTTAACAATAACAAACTCAGCGCCTTCGTTAAGTATTTTCTTTCTTCGCTTAGGTGTGCCGTGGGCTATATCACAAGTGCGGTGTATGGCAAACTTAAATAAGTCTTGTTGCCATGCGGACTTCATAATAGATAGTGGGCAAATTACAAGCACACGACGAATTAAACCTAACTGCATTAGGTAGTCGACTGCCCATATTACACTAGCTGTTTTACCTGTACCTTGTTCGTTAAAACAAAATGCCCTACGGTTAAGCGTTAGAAATTCAGAAGTCTGCTTTTGGTGAGCAAACGGTTTAAACTTTCCGGGCCATCCATAGTCAGTTAAGATACTATTTTTTTGAGACATTCCGTTTAACGGTATGGTCTGAGTTTCTGCTGAATGAACGGTTGTTGCTAGTAGATTTAATTTTGAGATTGCTTTTAGCATTCGTCCCCCCTTTGCTGAGAGGTTGGACATGATCGACATCTTTTCCATCACCTTTGTGTACCTTTCCTGTTTTCATTAGCTCCGCACGGGCAGAATTACGCTTCGCCCTTTTTTTTATTTGTTCGGGTGTACCCTGATACTGTTCGTATTCTTTTTTATAAGGTCTTGGTTTGTTTACGTATGGCATTTGGTTTTTCCTTGCGAAGTTTCCTATTCACATTATCGCTCTTAAGTGCATCTTTAATCAAGTGCATACCCCATTCAGCCGCACATCCGGCATGAAAGTATAGCGTTACAAAGTAATGCTCATATACACCACCCCTACTATATTCTTTGGGGTGAGCTTTAATAGCTAGTTTAGCCAATGGAGACACATTCCATTCAAACTCCTCGGTAGGAATATGCACTAAATCCCATTCAACTGCATCTTCATCCCTAGCTATTTTCCTACTATGGCAACTAGGGTAAGAACATTCTTTTAATTGATCGTCTCCTCTAAGGTCAACTTGCCCTTTGTCAGGGTCTAGTTTTGTTCCTTTGGGTATGCCCTTACTAAAGCTCATCTTCTCTCCCTATAATTGTGACACGTTTTAACTTGA